TCGACGCCGTGGCCAACTCCGCTGCGGCCTGCATGAAGGCCAACGGCATCGTCCTCTCCAAGACCGAGGTCATGTTCACCGCCTTCCTCGGCGATACCCTGGTCAAGTGCGCCATCGACGGCATCTCTGACGACGGCTACATCTACGATCTGAAGACCTGCGAAGACGCCAGCCCGCACGGCTTCCTTCAGTCCGTCCGTAAATACAAGTACGCCCTCCAGGCTTACTTCTACCGGCACGCCGTCGAGTCAGCCTACAAGTGCCGCGTCCTTGGCTTCCGCTTCATCGCCGTCGAGAAGGAGCCGCCCTACGCCCACGCGGTCTACGAGCTAGGGCCGGAACTGATGACCGGAGCCGCGTTCGACTTCGAGCGCGCTCTGACCCTCTACAAGGAATGCACCGCCTCGGGCAACTGGCCCGGATACCAGACCGAGATCACCACCATCGACATCGCCGCCAAGCCCAGCGCCGCGACCAACATCAACTTCGCCTAATACCATGACCACCGATAACAACGACCGCCCCCCGCTCACGTCCATCAGCACGAACGGCACCTACAAGCTGAAACTCATCAAGCCCAAGTTCGAGAAGGTCAAACAGTGGGAGGACGGCACCACGTCCTGCCGCCTGTTCTTCGTCGACGACAAGGGCTTCTGCCTGTCCAAGAACTTCTCCAGCAAGTACGGCAAGGCACTCGCCATGCTCGTCGGCAAGTTCTCCGGCAAGTATACCAACGAAATCCGTCTGGACGCGACCCCTGCGGAGTATATGCAGTATCTCGAGCCCGCCTGCGGCCAGACCATCCTCGTCGGCGTCGAGGTCGAAGCCAACGGCGAGTGGCAGGGCAAGCCTCAGTATAAGTATAAGATGACCTACCCGCGCGGCTCCCAGAAGCCGACCGCCCCAGAAGAGCCGCTGCCGCCCGAAGGCGTTCCCTTCTAAGCCCGTGACCGAAGCACCCACGCCGATGTCCGCCCCGACGCTCGTCCTGATCGCAGGCTATGCCAGGGCGGGCAAGGACACGCTCGCCTCCGGTATCCTCGAGTGGTCTCAGCGGCCCGCCGAGCACATCAACTTCGCTGACGCCCTCAAGGAGGCCGCAAACCACTACATGGATTACCTCGGCCTTGATGGGGACTTCTTCAAAGAGGACTTCAAGGTGGATAACCGCGACTTCCTCGTCCACGCGGGCAAGTTCGCACGGCGCATGGATCGGGACGTCTTCGCCCGCCACTTCGCCAACTGGTGCCCGGTCATGAAGCACCACGACCAACCCTCCCCAGAGACGGTCGTCTGCTCCGACTGGCGCTACGTCAACGAGCTGCGCGTCTGCCAGGACATCCTCTGGGAGAAGGGCTGGAAGGTCCGCACCATCTACGTTGCCACCGCTGGGGTCGGACCCGCCAACGACGAAGAGCTCGACAGCATCGCCGAGATACGTGCCTCCCACCTCTTCGACCAGGAGTATATCTTCCGGCCGTCATCGCGTAACGCGATCATGACCGAAGGCCGCAACCTCGCCCGCTCATGGAAACTATGAACCCCGACACGCTGCGCTGGGCGAACAAGGTCGGCCTATCTCCCGACCGCGTGGCCTTCCTGCTCGCTTGCCCGAAGTATACCCGCACCGGGCGAAACGACAAGCCCGCCTACATCAAGGCCGAGAACCCGAACCACCACCTCCAGAAACTCGGCGACTGCTATTGGTTCCGCCTGCGTCGCCGCGGCAAGGACATCGTCGAGAACATCGCCAGCGACCTCGAGACCGCCCGCAAGCGCCGTGACGAGATGCTCGCGGCCTTCGACGCGGGCAAGCCCATCCCTTACATCAACGTCCGCTAATGAGCACCCCTACCCGCTTCGTCGCCTTCGGTGATAACCACGGGGACATGGCCGACGAGAACGCCGTCGAGGCCCTGTGCGAGTTCATCAAGGACTACAAGCCCACTGTCCGCGTCCACCTCGGCGACTGCTTTGACTTCCGATCGCTGCGCCGCGGAGCCGGGCAGGATGCCGAAGGCGCCGAGTCCCTCATCTCCGACATCGAGGCCGGTGAAGACTTCCTCGAACGCACGAAGCCTACCGTCTACCTGATGGGCAACCACGAGCACCGGGCCCAAGCCCTCCAGCATACCTCCGGCTCCGCCCTGGTGCGTGACTACTGCGCCGACCTCGAGGCCCGCATCAAGACCGCCGCGAAGAGATGCGGAGCCAAGACCATCCTGCCCTACCACGCCGAGAAGGGCGTCTACCGTCTCGGTCAGGTCGCCTTTATCCACGGTTACGCCCACGGCCTGAACGCCACCGCCGAGCAGGGCAAGCATTACGCCGACCGCGGCGGGGCTCTGATCCACGGCCACACCCACACGCTCGCCCAGGTTAACCTGACCAAGGCCGAAGGCGGCGCCGCTTTCTCCGCCGGATGTCTCTGTCAGAAGGACGCCATGGCCTACGCGTCGCACCGGCTCGCCACCTCCCGCTGGGGCTCAGGTTTCGCCGCCGGCTGGGTCGACGGCAAGGACTGGAAGGTCTGGCTCGTCCACCGCGTCGGCTCCCGCTGGGTCTGGACGACTGACCTCAAGGTCTTCACCCCGAAGGCCCGATGAAGCGCTTCGATGCCCACGCCCTCGTCGCCGCGATTAACGCCGACGACACACCCGAAGGCTGGCACAAGACGACTGAGGTCGTCCGCCTCTTGGGATACAAGACGCGGGCCGGCGTCTCTCTGCCGCTCGCCCGCATCGTCAAGGCAGGCTACGCTGAACAGAAGACCATCCGCCGAGGCCGCTTCATCTTTCGCCTGTCGCCCAGGTTCAAGTCTTGGGCCGACGCCAAGGCCGCAGCTGAAGCCCTCGAGAAGTTCAAGGCACCCAAGGGATGGGTCACCCTCTCCGAGTATGCCCACAAGCACCGGCGCACCGTCCGTGGCGTGCAATACCGCATTGACGGCATGGCCCTCCCTGTCCGCATCCTCCGCAACCCGCGGAGCGTCCCCTACTACCGCAAGGCCGACCTAGACCGCATCCTACGCAAAGCATCTTGACCACGGGCACCCACGCCCCCAAACCCCAACCCCTCTCTTCCATGATCCCGCCGAATAACGTCGCCGCGGAACGCCACCTCCTCGGCGTCCTCCTACGCGAAGCCGCCCACCTACCGGGCGACCTTCAGCCTTCCGACTTCTTTGAGCCAGCCCATCAAGACATCGCCGCCGCCATGCTTTCGCTGGCAGTCGACGGCATCGCCCCCGATGAGCTGACGGTATCCCAGCGCCTACGCCAGGTCAACAGCCCGGTGACCGAGGCCACCGTCTCGCTCCTGGTCAGCGACGCAGGCCAAGCGGCCTTCCGCCTTGAGCACGCCGACATGATCTCGGACGCGGCCATCCTCCGCCGTGCCCTGGTCGCCGCCGAACAGGCCACCGACCCGGACACCCTGCTCGACCATTATGCCACCATCGCCGAGACCCGCAAGGGGCGCAAAAAGGTCGCCGGTCCGCAGCGGATGGACCTTGATGCCCTTCTTGCCGCAGATCGTAAGAACGACCCGAACAACGTCATCGGCAACCGCTGGCTATGCAAGGGGGGTTCTCTGCTGATCGTCGGGCAGTCCGGCACGGGCAAGTCGTCCCTGATGATGCAGGCCGCGATTCACTGGGCGCTTGGACGCGAGTTCTTCGGCATCAAGCCTGTTAAGCCTCTACGCTCAATCATCCTGCAGGCTGAAAATGATTTCTTGGACATTGGAGAGCCGCTTCAGGACATCGTCGCCGGTGCTTACCTCGACAGCGAAGAGCGTGCCTTGTTGAGCGAAAACTTGGTGATCTACCGCGACACGACCAGCACGGGAACGACCTTCACCTCTCAGATGCGTGAGCTTATCGTCAGGCATTCAGCCGATATTTTTTATTGTGACCCTTTGCTTAGTTTTGCCGGAATAGACGTTTCAGCCCAGGAAGAGGTCACCAAGTTCCTGCGCCATGACCTAGCCCCCATCCTCCTCGAGACGGGCGCCGTTCTCGTCGCCATGCACCACACCGGCAAACCAAAGAACGGGGATAAGGACGGACAGACCGTTGCCGACCTCGCATATAGTGGTATTGGGAGCAGTGAGTTTCCGAATTATTTTCGAGAAATTGCGACTTTGTTTCGATGCCAGGGCGAGGAGCCGATCTACAAGTTCGGCCTGACCAAGCGCCGTGGCCGTGCCGGTCTCAAGGACCACGCCAACCAGTTCAAGGGCGAGATTTACATCCGCCACGCCGCCGAGAAGGGGGTCATCCGCTGGGAATACAGCCAGCCCCCCTCCGAAAGCGTACCCGACAACGCCCCAAGGCATAGCGATTCCAGCCCCTCCAAGGGGTCGCCAAGGCGTTTTAAGGTCAACTGAGGGTCAACACCCTGACCCCCACCCTAAAGCCAATGTCAAATCCCTTCTCAACTTCCAACTCAACTTCCGTCCCTGTACTACGTACAAGGGTGACTCTAGTCTCACCCCTTGTCGCTGACGCTCGGGGTTCGACCGAGTCTCTGGCGAGGCCGCAAGTCTAACGCGATGACCAAACCTAACCGTACCACCGCGCGGAGAGGATGGGTCCTCCGTAAACTCGCCCTGACCCGGCTACGGCAGAAGTCCTGGAGGGAAGAGCCTGAGAGGATGGAGCATATCCGGCAGCAGGCCACCGAGGCAGCCAAGGCAGTCAAGGAAAGGAAAGACATGGAGCTGAGGGAAGTGATCAGCACATGGCCTGCAAAGATGACGTCAGCGGAACTCAAGGACATCGTCGAGCAGACCCTGGACTACTCGGGCAAGTACTCATCCCTGACCTATCGCTTCACCCGTAAGGCGATGCTACGGTTCGACATGGACGGATACTGGCACAACCTTTGCCACTTGCCCCGCCGTCAAGATGGTTGACGCTGTGGTGCGTGACACGCGCTAGGCTCAACGACCTCACGGCTCCGGCTAAGGAGGCCAAGTCGTTTGATGCTTGGTTCTTTGCCCAGCCGAAGAAGGTCCAAGAGAAGATGCGAGAGAACGGCGTGCTGCCTTACGCTGAGATGGCGCAACCTCGGCACGTCTTCAACATCGATGCCAATCATCCTGACTGGGCATTCAACCCGACTGACATCGGCAGACGCGAAGAGGTCGATGCGTTCATCTCTCGCGATCATGTCGGCGTCATGCTCAAGGGCTTCATGGATGCGCTGGCCTGCACGGATAACTTCGCCTTCCGTCGACACGTCGAGCTCATCCGCTGGGCGCTCAGTCTGCCCGGTTGTCTGTCGTCTCGCCTCATCGGGAAGATGTATGGCCGCTCTCACTTCTGGATGCGTGCCAGGGCGAAGGAAATCCAACGCACCGTGAACTCAGACGCGTGCGGTCTGTTTCCTCACGTGAATGCCAGACGCGGCAAGAATAAGCCAATTACCAAGTAACCATGCAAAGAGTCCCAACAGATAAAAGGTCCAAAGGCTTACAGTATTACTACGATAACATTGAGCGATTGCGTGAAGTTAACCGGCTGAGGGCTAAGGCCAACTACGTCAAGAACGCTGACAAGAAGAAGGCTTATAACTCTAATTGGAGAAAGAAGAATTCAGGAAGGCATAAAGCCATGAAGAAGAACTGGAACAAGCGCAGGTTCTTTTATTGCAAAGCCATGATGCTAAAGGCCAGCAAGCGTGGAGCGCTTTGCTTTGAAACGACACAGCAACTGGCCCGAGGTTTGATGTTCCAATGGATTAGACAGCGTGGCCGCTGCGCATTGACTGGCATCAAGCTAGACCGAAGTGCCAACGCCGACCACATCCAGCCAGTGTGTAAGGGTGGAACGGACAACAGTAATAACTTTCAATGGCTGACGCCGGAAGCCAATCACTTTAAAGGATCGCTTACTGTGGAGGAATTGGCACATATGTGCCGCCTGGTGCTGGGAAACCTTGAAAAAAGGAATCTATTTGACCCCCCCCTACGTCACGCGTGGCCCGACAC